TGGAACAGCAGGTAGCGTGGCTGGCGAGTGCCCGTTTGGAATGTTCACAGGCTCTGTAGAGTTCCTATCAGGAGCCGCTGAGCAAGTTGCATACACATATAAAAAACTTGGTGGAGACATCTTAGATCTTGAGATCACCACAGGCAGCATCTATGCCGGATATGAAGAGGCAGTTTTAGAATATTCATATATTGTCAACATGCATCAGGCAAAAAATATATTACCTGATGTTTTGGGTATGACAACTGGAACCTTTGATCGACATGGCACAATAACATCAAGCCTTAGTAGCTCACACGTTGCTCTTAAATATCCCAAGTCTACATTTACATATTCTCAAAGAATATCGGAAGCATTTTCTACTGATGCTCGCGCCGGAGGCACTTCAAGAATATACTCGGCATCACTTCGAACAACTGGTGGTGTTTCAGACTATGATTTGCAAGAAGTGTTAAATAGCGCAAGTGTGCATAATGTAGATGTCGCAACTAAAAACCCAGTTCCCTACGCTGGCTTTGTAAGCGGTAGCAAAATAATCGTTGATAAAGTATATTATAAAACACCGTCTTCTATGTGGAGATTTTTCGGATATTATGGCGGACTTAATACTGTTGGCAATTTGGCAAACTATGGACAGTATGCCGATGATTCAACGTTTCAGCTAGTTCCTGTTTGGCAAAATAAAGCACAAGCAATGGCGTTTGAGGATTCAATATATACAAGAAATTCACATTATTCCTTTGAATTAAATAATAATATGTTAAGGTTATTCCCCACGCCGCCAAATACAAATTCAAGTCCATCTTATTTTTGGTTTAATTTTAGAATTGTAGAAGATTCGTGGACCGCAACCTCTGGCTCTCTCGTTGACGGAATCAACAATATGAACACGGTTCCTTTAGCGAACCTTCCTTATAAAAATATTAATTCAATTGGAAAACAGTGGATTCGTAGATTTGCGCTCTCATTAGCAAAAGAAACATTAGGACATGTTCGTTCCAAGTTTGCCACTGTGCCCATCCCAGGTGAATCAGTCACTCTTAACGGTCCAGCATTAATTGCCGAGGGAAGGGAAGAGCAAACCAATTTAAGAACAGAACTAAAAGAGACGTTAGATGAATTAACATATCACGCTTTAGCTGAGAAAGATGCTTCTATCGCAGGCTCAGTTAATACAATTAATCAAAATATACCAGCAGGCGTATTTGTTGGATAAGGAGGGAATAAATGGCTGACGATAAATGGTCCCAACCAACGCAACCACCTCCCCCATTATTTCTTGGCGAGAAGGAAAGAAACCTTGTTAAGCAGGTAAATGATGAACTTATTGAGCGCGTTATTGGTCAACAAATAGTATACTATCCAATAGATCAAAGCATCACAAACTATAATGATCTTTATGGCGAGGCTATAGAGAAATCTTTTCTTGCACCTGTCAGAGTTTATGCCCTTGTTGATTATGAAGGCACTGAGACAAAAGCAGATGAATCTGTTGGAATTGATAAAGCAAATACAATTACAATATATTTTCACAAACGAAGGTTAATAGAAGATCAAGACCTATATGTTAGAGAAGGCGATTTTGTATTATATGGCGATTACTTCTATGAAATAACAAGCCTTAACTGGGCAAGGCAGCTATTTGGACAGATTGATCACAAATTTGAAATCGTAGCAACTTGCCACTATTCAAGAGAGGGACTATTCGATGCCACCTGATAACCCAAGAACACCCGACTTGGCACCCCTCCAAGAAATTCCCTTTATGCCTTCGACACTAGAGACGATTGATCGTGCTCTTTTTGACTATATTGATGATGAGTTAAATATATTTTGCACGACAAATAAAGGCTTTAAAAAAATACCTTTTATCTGGGTCGGAGCAGAACGAGCCTATCAAATTAAACATAACAAAGATCTTAGAGATGCCAATGGTTGGTTAATATATCCCGTTATGACTCTTGAAAGAATATCGGTTGAAAAAGATATAACTAAACGGGGTGCGCTTTATGCGGCTGTCCCAAATCGTCAAGATAACAAAGGCGGCACAATGACAATAGCTAGAGTTATTAAGCAAGATAAAACGGCTAATTTTGCTAATGCCGATTCAAAGAAATTAATAGTTAATAAAATTGGAACAGGGCAAAAGAACTTTCCGAGAAAGAATAAAAAAGTTGTTTATGAAACGATTACAATGCCGATTCCGATTTATGTAGAAGCTGGATATACTCTGACAATTAAATCCGAATATCAACAACAAATCAATGAAGCTATAACTCCCTTTATGACTTCTCCAGGCGGGCCAAACTATTTTAATGTTTTTAAAGATGGACATCAGTTCGAGACATTTATAGAGCCTAGCTATGAGTTAAGCAATAATGCCGCATCAATGAACGAAGACGCACGCGGCTATGAAACTCAAATTTCTCTTAAAGTCCGAGGATATATTATTGGGGGTGACAAGAATGAAGATAGACCCAAGATTGTTAGACGAGAAAATGCTGTAGAAGTTAAAATACCCCGTGAACATGTGGTCTTTGGCGATATTCCCGAACAGTTACATACAAGCGGAAATGTACCATTTTATCGAGAGTAGTTTTGACTTATTTGGGGCTTTCCCCTTTTGGTCAACTATTTATTAACGATAGTAAGAGTAGAAGAACTTCATTTTTAATATTTATTTGAAGCAGTACAAGGAGACACTTCATAATGGCTAAATCTTTCAAGTTTATTTCACCCGGCATCTTTATTAATGAGATAGACAATTCGGAATTACCAGCCCTCCCAGAAGAAATGGGACCAGTAATTATAGGGCGAACAGAACGCGGACCAGGAATGAGACCTGTTAAGGTTAACTCATTTTCCGAATTTGTTCAAATCTTCGGTAATCCAATTCCTGGTGGCCGAAGTGGTGATGTATGGCGTGATGGAAATTATCTTGCCCCTACTTATGCAGCATATGCAGCACAAGCGTATTTGAGAAATAGCAATGCCGTTACAATGGTTCGTCTCCTTGGCGCACAAAGCTCAAACGCAACTTCTGCTGGAAAAGCTGGTTGGGATACCGATGCAAGCAACACTACGGACGAGGCGACCAATGGTGGAGCATATGGATTGTTTGTATTCCCATCGGGCAGCAGACCAGCCGCAGATGAGTATGTAATGACGGGAGCCCTCGCCGCTGTCTGGTATTTAAATGAAGGTGCCATCACTCTTTCTGGAACCATGAGAGACGCTGCCGTAGACGGAACTGGCGGAAATGTTGGAACCGGCAGTGCAACGCTTATTAGATCACTATCTTCAAATACTCCGTCACCTACGACGGACGTTGCTGGCGCAGCGGCTAACGAATTTTATGCAATTATTCGTGATAGTAGCGGCAATATTAAAAAGCAAACAGCTTTTAACTTTACTCCATCATCTAATCGATATATTAGAAAGGTGTTCAACACCAATCCGACACTAACCACTAACGCAGTTACCAGAACTGCACAACGAAAGACTTATTGGCTGGGAGGCTCCTTCGAAAGACACCTTGCAAAATATGCGACTGGCTCTTCAGCGGGACAGGCTTGGGGTGCCATTCTCGGTATTGCAAGCGCATCGTCTACCGCTGTGTATGCCTCAAACTTCCGCATGGGATTTCAAGCCGCTCAAACTCCGTGGCTTGTCTCACAGGATCTCCAAACATCTTATGCAGATTATGATATTACAGACACCAATCGAGTAAAGAAGTTATTCAAATTCCACACACTTGATGCTGGCGAAGACGAGATGAAAAAACTCAAGATATCTATTGCAGATATCAAAGTCTCTTCTAACGATGATAATCCTTACGGATCTTTTAGCGTGGAGCTTAGAGATGCTAGGGATAACGATCTTGCCCCTGTGGTTATAGAACGCTACAGTTCTGTTAATCTTAATCCCAATTCTTCCAAGTATATTTCAAGAGTAATTGGAGATCAGTATCTTACCTGGGATGATGTAGAGAGACGACATAAAGTCTTCGGCAATTACCTAAATGCATCAAAATATGTTCGTGTTGAAGTAAATTCTGATGTTGATGCCGGTGTCACCGACGCACGATATCTGCCATTCGGATCTTATGGCCCATTGCGCCCAAATTCCTGGTCGTATGTCAGTGGTACAAGTCCCATAAACCCTGATGCTTCTGGGCAAAACAACTGGGTTTTTGGCGGCTCAAAAATTCCATTCCAAGTAACTGGTTTGGACACACCCTTTTTGAATGTGACCGGTGCAAATGCAAAGGCAGCAGCGCCGACCACCCCGTCTCCAAAAGCATCCTTGAAAGCGGTCTATCCAGCTATTCCATTGCGAGTAAGTGCTTCTGACGGTGGTGTACCAAACCCCAAAGATGCCTATTTCGGAGTAGACTCTACACAAGCCTCGAATAACAGATTCGAGGAGAGCTATGGAGACATGCTTTATCCGATGCCAGCCGATGGAGACTCGTTTAACAAGACAGGAGCTACCGAATACTCATATTTATTCTCACTTGATGAACTCAGTTCCTCTGCCCATACAACTGCGAACCCTAATGGCCTCGGCATCGGCGTAGCAGTTTATACATCTGGTTCGCGCAGAGCCGGTTTGTCTTATACCGCAATCAGTGGAACATATACAGAAATTCTAGACGAAGGTTACAATCGCTTTACTGTGCCTCTACATGGCGGGTTTAATGGCTTAAATATTAGACAAAAAGAACCATTTAACAACACAGATCTTGCTGACGGCTCCGATGTTGGTAATTACGGGCACTATTCCGTTAGACGCGCAATCGACGCAATTGCAGATCCAGAAGTTGCAGAGTACAATTTAATGGCACTCCCTGGTATTTGGGACGAGCCTCTTACCGCTCATATGATTGAGGTTTGCGAGGCTCGCGGAGATTCGCTCGCAGTTGTCGATCTTAAGACCGGATTCTATGCAGAGACAGAGAATACAAATTCAGTAAGTGCCAACCTGGGATCCGTTTCGACCGCAGTAACAAACTTAAGAAATAGAAAACTGAACTCAAGTTATGGATGTGCTTATTATCCATGGGTACAAATTCGTGATACCATAAGCAATGCCCTGCTTTGGGCACCCCCCAGTATTGTAGCGCTTGGAACATTTTCCAGCGCACAGAAGAAGAGCGAGCTTTGGTTTGCCCCCGCTGGCTTTACCAGAGGAGGGTTAACCGAAGGCTCCGCTGGACTACCAGTAATTCAGACTCGTGAAAGATTAACTTCTAGGAATCGTGACGATCTTTACGAAGCAAATATTAATCCAATTGCCACGTTCCCATCAGAGGGCATCGTAATCTTTGGTCAAAAGACATTGCAAGTAACACCATCGGCACTTGATCGAATTAATGTTCGACGCTTGATGATTTTTGTTAAGAAAGAAATTTCAAGAATGGCAACTACAATTTTGTTTGATCAGAATGTACAAGCAACTTGGGATAGGTTCTTGAATAAAGTCAATCCTTTCTTGCGGAGTGTACAGGCGCGACTCGGACTCACAGATTTCAAGGTTGTGCTTGATGAAACTACGACAACTCCTGAGTTGATTGATAGAAATATCTTGTATGCTAAGATCTTCTTGAAGCCTGCTCGCGCAATTGAGTTTATTGCTCTTGATTTTGTTATCACAAATACAGGTGCGAGCTTTGAAGATTAATAATAAAAGAACTATGTATTATAGCAACAGGAGAAATAGATAAATGTCATCGAATTTTTGGTCATCAAAAGACTTAGAGCCAAAACGCCAGTTTAGATTTATTATAAGTTTGCAGCCCGGTGTTTCGGGACAGGAACTAAGGTTTGCCGCTAAAACTGCGGATCGCCCTAGCTATACAATTGGCGAGCAAGAGCATCGGTTCTTCAATCATACCTTTTATTATCCTGGCAGAATGAACTGGAACACAGTCGGAATGACTCTGGTTGATGCTATAGAACCCGGATCAACGGAGCTTCTTTATGAGTACCTCGCAGACATTGGTATCCAACAGCCCAGAGATTTTGGGGAGGCAACTGGTACTACAATTACTAAAGAGTCCGCTGTTAATGCCCTGGGCGATGTTAAAATTTATGAGCTTGGGACAGGTAAAGAAAACGAGACAAGGATCATTGGGGAGTGGGCTTTAATCAATGCTTTCATTACAGAGGTTAACTTTGGATCCCACTCTTACGATTCAGACGAAATGGTTGAAATAAGTCTAACATTGCGATATGATTGGGCGAAGTACACGAAGATGGCCGGAAAGGGCAAAAAATTACGATAATTTAATTTTAAAAAACGTAATATATATTCTATACTATAGATACAAAATAATAAATACTGAGGTGTAAATGGCTAGAAATAACCAAGCACGCACTGGTGTAAGAAAAACACCCACTGCTGCTTCGGAGAGCGATCCTCCTGTTGAACCGACATCGGCACCAACTAAAGGAACGCTCTCATATGTAAGTCCCACAGAGTTTGTGGAACTTCCATCCGGGGGACGATATTATCCTCCAGGTCATGCATTATATAAGCAAGACACTGTTGAAATACGATATATGACCGCAAGAGACGAAGATATTCTTACTTCACAGACTCTCTTACGTAAAGGGTTGGCAATTGATCGGCTATTAGAAAATCTTTTAATTAACGAAGAGATTCAAGTTAACGATTTGCTTGTGGGGGATAAGAGTGCGCTGATCCTTGCGGCAAGAATTTCTGGATATGGGGCAGATTATCAAACCAAAGTTACCTGTCCAGGTTGCAATGCAGCAGTAGATCATAGTTTTGATCTTAACGATGTAACGAACAATCCAGGAAATGTAGTATCCGAGGGTATTGAAGAAGTTGAAATAACTCCACATGGAACATTTGTGGTAACATTACCTAAGACCCAATATAAAGCTGAATTTCGATTATTAACTGGTCATGACGAAAGATACCTTTCTGATATCACTAAGAAGAAGACGAAATTAAAACTACCCGATGCAGGTGCGACCGATTTGTTAAAGAGATTGCTTATTTCAATTAATGATGTAACCAATGGAAGTGAGATAAGTGACTTTATTGATAACATGCCCGCCCTTGACTCACGTTTTCTTCGAGCAGCCGTCGTCGGCGCAGCGCCACATGTTGATATGTCACAATTCTACTCTTGCTCAAACTGCGGTTATGAATCCGAAATGGAGGTGCCGCTTACAGCGGACTTTTTTTGGCCTGGATAACGATTATATGGCAATGGTCTATGAACAGTTCTTTTATTTAAAGCAGCATGGAAATTGGAGTTTTTTTGAAGCATACAATCTACCAATTGGTTTGCGAAACTGGTTTGTAACAAGACTGTCGAAATATTTCGAAGAGCAAAACGAACAAGTCAAAAAAGCAAATCAAAAGGCAAGAAATCGCTAACAAACGAAACTACGAGAAAATTGGGTTAACGCCCAATTTTCTTTTTTTATGGGACTAATTATAAAAGCAGCAATATAAGGAAAGCTTCTTATGAAAAATAACGGCGATTTAGTGCCAATTAAAATTGATTTAACAATTGGCAATGCGATTAATGAAAGTTGGCTTGCTATGTTCGGCGCTACAATCCAAACAATTCTGGGTGGTATGTTCGGTGCCCGAAGTCCTGCTCTTGTTCCCGTTAATGTTGTCGGGTCAAGTTCACAAATAAAGTCTTTTGAAAAAGCTCTCGGAGGCGAAGCCAAATACCTCAGAGCAATGAACAAGCATGGACTAAATGATCCAAAGGTTATAAAAAATAAAGCATCTCTGGATAAAGCAATAAAAAGCTTTGAAAAAGAAACCGGAATTATTTGGCCGTTTAAATAAGGTAATATAAATTATGGCAGCCGATCCCACAGACGCAAAAAAAGCCGCAGAAATACTTAAAAAAGCCATGGCGGAATGGTCCGATCCAGAAGTTCATAAACAACTTCAGGAGTATGAAGACATCCTTGAGAGGTTCCCCGAGAAAGCCGATATGGTTGCGAAAGCAGTGGGGAGGATCAACAAGGAGATGCGAGAAGCTGCCGATGCCTCAAGGTCACTCGAAAGAGGCACTGAGCGCTTAATTCGCTCATTGACGGGCGTTGAGAAAAGTGCAGACGGTGTTGCCGCTGGTTTTGCCAGGATGGTCGATGAAGCGGACAAGGGAAAGAAGATTGAGGCCATGGGTAAAGCCCTGAGAACCATGGGGAAGGAAATGGCTGCGACAATAACCCCGACGAATGTGGGGATTGCAGTCTATAAAAAGTTTGCCGAAGCATCAATTGCCTTGACCTT